TGATTCTTTTAATGGCACATTAATACCCTCTATATTTGAATCTCCACCTATGCCTATTAGTGATCCTTTGGTTAGAAAAACTTTTTATAAACTGGCATTATACATTGACGCATCGGGGTCTTTTAGTAGTATAGTTAGTTTAAAATATGATGATGGTAGCACAACAGTTGTACAGCCTTCTCCCATTACTATATCTTCAAGCGGTCAGGCTGTAGTATTATACGGTGGTAGTACTTTTGGTTCAGGAACGTATGGTACACCCTTAGATGTTATTTATAATAGTAATGTTGTAGGGTCGGGGAAAACGGTTAAGCTACGTATAGAGGACAGTGCAACAGGTGCAAATTATAGATTGGATACAGCGTTACTAGAGTATTCAAATAACGATAGACAATAAGGAAATAAAAAAATGGCAGGATATACTAGACAAGATTCAAATGATAATATTGCGACAGGTAAAGTTATTAATGCAAGTGATTTTGATAATGAGTATAACGCAATAGAAGGAGCATTTAGCAATTCTAGTGGTCATAAGCATGACGGTACTGGAGGTGAGGGTGCAAGAATTACCGTAATTGGAAGTTCGGGACAAGTATCTACTGATAGTACAACTGTGTTTACTACTAGTAATGCAGTTGTTGGATTAGGAAAAGCAGGAAATGTATGGAAAGATTTATTTGTAGATAATATTAAGATCGATGGAAATACAATAACCTCAGAAAATACCAATGGCAATATAGTACTGACTCCAAACGGTGATGGTTTAGTTACAGTTGCCGATGGAGATTTACAGTTTGGTTCAACCCCAATAACTGCAACAGGTGCAGAGCTTAACATTATGGATGGTAGTGCCACAACACAGGCTACAGTTACACTTGCCGCAGGAGATGGCGTAGTTATATCCGATGGGGATGTAATGAAACAGGCACTTGTATCTGACTTTAGTGTTTACACAGCATCATCTACACAAACATTGACAAATAAAACTATTGACGCAAACGGCACAGGAAATAGTATTACTAATATTGAGGTTGCGGATCTTGCATCGGGTGTTTTGGATACAGATTTATCTAGTACCTCGGTAGGTGATACAACACTAGCATCGGCAAAGGCTATTAAAGCGTATGTTGATAGTGGTACTGCGACTTTTACTAATAAAACTATAGACGCTAATGGTACAGGTAATAGCGTTACTAATCTTGAAGTAGCTGACCTTGCTTCTGGTGTTCTTGATACCGATCTTGCAAGTGTGTCAGGTAGTGATGATACACTTGCTTCTGCAAAGGCTATTAAGACTTATGTGGATGCTCAAAATACAGCACAAGACTTAGACATCCAAGGTGATAGTGGTGGAGCATTATCTATTGATCTAGATGCTCATACACTAGATATTGCAGGTGGTACTGGAATTGATACTTCAGGGTCAGGGCAGACAGTTACTGTTGCAATAGATAGCACAGTGGCTACATTAACAGGTTCGCAAACACTTACAACTAAAACATTAACTACTCCTAAGATATTAGAGAATGGGTATATCGCAGATGATGATGGCAATAAAAGACTTGCGTTTGTTAAAACAGGTACAGCAACACACTATTTAAAAATTCAATCTACTAATGGTAGTGGTGTTATTGTTACTTCTAGTGCTGATGATGGCAGCAATGCTAATTTAGAGTTACAATGTAGTGGCACAGGAACTGTTTGGATACCAACAGCAAATCTTACGTATGCAGGAACTACTGTAACTGCTACAGGTGCAGAATTAAACTACAATGATATAACTACATTAGGTACATCTGAAGCAAGTAAGGTAGTGACTGCGGCTGCAAGTGGGGCAGTTACTATAACTGGTGAATTAAATGCTAGCGGTGGTATTAATGAAGATCATAACAATGGAGCATTATCTAATAGTAACCAGACACTAACCCTAGACTGTCATAATGGCAATAACTTTTCGGTGACTACGGCAGCTAACATTACAAGTTTTGTAGTGTCGAATCTACCTGCAAGTGGTACAGCTTTCTTCTTTACCCTTAAAGTTTCGTATGGTGGATCTCATTCAATTACTTGGGGGTCAAGTGTTAAATGGAATGGGGGATCTGCACCCACACTTTCAACAAGTGGTACAGATGTTTTTGCCTTTTATACTGTTGACTCAGGTACAACAATCTATGGATTTACAGCAGGACAAGCATTAGCATGAGTGGTTCTAAAAAATTAGCAATGGCAGACAGTGGTAGTGATCCTACTATAGATGAACTATTTAGTATTGATCATTACTCTTCTGCAACAACTTCCTACAATTCAGGATCAACTAAAATCTACGTAAAGAATGGAATCGATTTAGCAAAACATGGTGGTATGGTTATGATTAAGGCCATGAACACAGATACATCTTTAGGTGTGCCAGTAGTATTTGGAACAGGATTGGGGGAAAGTAGGTACTTAGAATTAGGTGATTCTCAAGCGATTCCTCAAGCTATTACTTCTTCATATGCAGACAATGGTGTTGTCTTTAATTCAGGCACAGGAAAAGGATACACAGTTGGTAGTCAAAAATCTGAATGGAACTATACTACTACTCCTTGGCTGTATACTGCTTATACATTTAGAAGAGCAAGACGATTCTTTGATGTTGTTACCTATACAGGTAATGGCTCTAGTGGGCGTACTGTATCTCATAATCTGGGTGTAACACCCGGAATGATGTGGGTTAGACGATTAGGTAACACTGGTGATACGTATGTATATCATGTTGGTGGATATACTGGTGGTAGTAGTTCTTATTACCAATGGCTACGACTGAATGAAGCAAATGGCGTGGATCACTATACATCTAATGGTTATGGTGGATTTGATTATGATACTAGTATGTGGACTACTAACCCCACAGCAACAGAGTTTAGTGTCGGGCCAACTGGTGCTGTAAACTATAGTGGCGAAGAATACATTGCGTATTTATTTGCAGATAATACTGAGTATGTAGAGTGTGGATCTTATAATGGTAACATGGATAGGCAAAGTTCAAGTCCTAATACTGGTCTTATACCTATGTATGATAATTCTAATGGAGACTATGTACCTTTAATAGGGCAGTGGGAGCCGCAGTTTTTACTCACAAAGTCGCAACACTTAGCAGGAGATTGGATTATTCAGGACTCAACAAGAGGGGAACAATGCCCTCATTCTGCAAGCGGTACTCAAAATTTTACTGTTCCTTGTTTTACAATAAATAAAGACTATGGGTCTATGTATCAGTACGCAGGGAAAGGACATGTGTTTGAGCCTGAAGGATTTAAATTATCAGAAGATGCAAGTAATCAACACTTTAGAACAGCAACAAGTGGTAAAAAGTATTGGTATATGGCAATACGTAGATCCGATATGTATAATGAAGAATACTATAACGAAGTAAAGGCAGGAACAAAAAGAGTTTTTGATAGGGGTACTGGTGCTGATTGGGGTAATTCTACAGATAAACCCCATCTTCAGACAGCATTTCAACCTGATGTAGTCTATTGGAAAAATAGTCACGATGGTTTGTATAAAGGATTTGCTATTAGAAAATTACCTACTAGCCACATACCAACGCATACTAGTGGTGCTTCAAGTACACATAGTGGTAAGAATTTACTGTGGTATACTAGGGCAGAAACGCAGGTTGCCAGTAATGGTGTACACAATCCTACACTAGGCTCTGATTTTGAAGGGATGGGTGGGGGATTCCAAAGAGATGCCACAGCTAATGCTGATATTAATTTCTTTGCCCTTAAACGAGTTCCTAAAATATTTGATGTTCGTACCTACATAGGAACAGCACAGCCTTGGGTTTTTAAACATAACTTACAGGCTGTGCCAGAAATGATGATGGTTAAATGTACTGAGGATGCGAATACTAGTTGGGCAGTATATCATAAAGATCTTGGAACAGGTACGCCACACCTATATAATATACAGTTAAATACAGATGGTGGGGAGAGTAACAATAATTATTTTAATAATACTGCACCGACAAATACCACATTTAATGTGACCAATGCCGCAACCTCTACTAACTCTGCAGGAAAAGTACATATATGGATGGGGTGGGCTACGTATCCCGGCATTACTAAGGTAGGATCTTATGTAGGGAGTGGAAGTGCAATTAATGTAGACTGTGGCTTTAGCTCACCTGCTAGATTTGTCCTTGTTAAAAAAATAACAGGAACAGGTAACTGGGTATATCATCGTAATGCTATAATTGCAGGGGCAGAATGGCTTGATAGCCCAAACATATCTGGTAATCCCTCGGACACAGATTACATTGATACTTACTCTAATGGTGCTAACAGTGGCTTTACTATAAATAGTGGTAGTGGTGCGATTGATGATACAAATGATGAAGACAGTTCAAGCAAGTACATATATCTAGCTTATGCATAGGAGAATAGAATGACATTATATAGACATAGAACATCAGAAAAAATACATACCGTACAGGAGATAAAGCAAGCGAATGCTCATACTTCTTTTCCTGCAACAATAACAGCAGATACGTTATCTGGTTTTGGTTACGATGAACTTCATCCAGTGACTCCCCCTGCTTTATCCTCTACCTTTAAGATAAGAGTACGTGACGGAGAAGAACAGAAGGATGGTAAGTGGTACGAGAAGTGGAAAGAAGAGGACATGTTTGCTGATATCGAAGGTGGAAAAACTAAGTCTGAACAGGAAGCTACTATGCAACAAGACTTAGATAATCAGCAAAAGAATACATTAAGACATACTAGAGAGCCATTACTTGTGGAAGCCGATTGGAAGATTAATATATTGGAAGATGCAGGTTCAAGTACTACAGATTGGAGAGCATACCGACAACAGCTACGAGATATTACAAAAGCTTCTGATATATACGATGTAACATGGCCTACTAAACCCTCGTAATGTTTGATCCAATCACAATCGGTGCTTGTTTGACCACCGCAAGCACAGCCTTTAGTGGGTTGAAGAAAGCATTTGCGGCAGGTCGTGACATAGAATCTATGACAGGAGATCTCTCAAGGTGGATGGGTGCAGTGTCAGACGTAGAACAAAAGGAAAAGCAAACAAAAAATCCACCTATCTTTCGTAAGGTATTTGGATCAGTAGAGCAAGAAGCACTTGAGGCATTTGCCGCTAAGAAGAAACTAGCTGAACAAAGATATGAGCTTGAACAATTTATAAAATTTAGTCACGGACATGCCGCTTGGGAAGAGCTACTTGGCATGGAAGGTAAGATAAGAAAAGTTAGACAGGAACAACTCTATAAACAACAGGAAATAAAAGATAGACTAATTGAAGGGGCATTCATTTTATTTTTAGTGTGTACTGTAGTGGGGCTTGGGTGGCTTGTATGGTATCTAAAGTCAATACAGGAGTAGTATATGGAAATTAGTATGTGGATGTTTTGGAACATTATATTAACATTAGTAATAGCTCCTGCAGTGTGGGCGTTTAGAGGATTAATACAGGAAGTTAAACGAGTAGATATACTTCTAAATAGAACGAGAGAAGATTACGTAACCAGAAATGAAATGCGTGATGGCATGACAAATGTTATGGATGCTTTACATAGGGTAGAAGATAAACTAGATAGAGCTTTAAATAAGGATAAATAGATGGGAAATAAAACAACATTAAAAGTATCTTCTGAAGGTAAAAAGAAGATGATGAAACATTTTGATTACACAGGTGATCCTAAATTATTCACTAAGTTTTTAGCGGCTGATCCTGCTAAACAACATTTAGTAAATAGATACTATAATAAAGCTAAGAAAAAATATAAGATGTATCAAGGTGGTGTTATAGGTTACGCTAAAGGAACAGGACAGCCTGAAGTAAGTGATAGTCAACAAGCAGCTATCGATAAACTACAACAGATGGGTGGTACAACTAAAGGTTCAGGTGGTGATTACTCTAACGCTGAAAGTTTTAAGAATTATAAATTTACCAATCCTGACTGGCAGTACGAAGATTTAAAAGCTACCATTGAAGCTGCAGGGGCAGGTGATAAAAATGAAATAGCAGGGCATCTTAACACTAAGCACGATTCAGATGCAGGTAGTTTTCAATGGGATGGAAGCAAGGGGATTGCTGACCCTATAGAAAAGAAACCTGAGACTATAGCTAAACCTACAGTCAATCCCATAGAACAGCAGATGCAGAATCAGGCAACTAATCCACAGCTAACAGGTGGACAAACTGTTACACCTAAAAAGATAGACTACGATTCCGACACACAAGATATAAAGGAAGGTACAGGTAAGTTAGACGAAAATGATCCACAAGCTACTGTAGACACAGCAACTAAAGCTGATGATGTGGTTGCACCTACTACAAAAGATGCAGAACAATACACTGCAGATAAAAGCCAAGATGAAGTAGAAAAAGTTACTGATGCTTTAGATCCTGAACAGTTAGATAAGGATAAGATTAAAAAGATAGAGGCCGAACAGCAAACCAAAAGTTCTGTATCTGATCTTGAAGCGGAACAGGGCAAAGGGATTATGATGGATGATCCTAAGAAGCGTGTACTTCAAGATGGTGAACTTGTAGAAAGTGCCGTAGACGCAAAGGGAGCATCTGAGTATGCTGAAGAATTAAAAGCAGCCCAAGCTGATCCCTCTAAAGACGCTACCCTAGCAGGGCAACTAGAAAAATATGATAAGTTAATAGGTGATGAAAATAATCCATTAGCTAAAAACATGATGCGAACCCTGCGAGATAAGTTGGCTGCTCAAGGTATCCAAGGTTCTGACTTAGGACAGGCTATGTTGCAGGGTATGTTAGAACAACAGATTAATATGGCTAACATAGATGCTCAAACGTATGCAAAATTTGAGGGGCAGAATTTATCTAACAGACAACAGCGTGTTATGTTAGCTGCCGAAACACGTGCAAAGTTTATGGGTCAGAAGTTTGATCAGGAGTTTCAGTCTAAGGTTATCAACGCTTCAAAGGTATCCGACATAGCGAACATGAATTTTACTGCTGAACAACAAGTTGCATTAGAGAACAGCCGTATTGCTAACACAATGAACTTGCAAAACTTGAACAACAAACAGGCACTAGTGATGGCTGAAGCTGCATCACTTGCTAATTTAGATATGGCTAATCTTAACAATAGACAACAAGCGGCGGTGCAAAATGCACAGAACTTCTTGGCTGTTGACATGGCTAATTTAAATAATGCACAACAGACCTCAATGTTTAAGGCACAAGCATCTGTTAATTCTATTCTAAGTGACACAGCTGCGACCAATGCTGCAAAACAATTTAACGCATCTAGTGAAAATCAGATGACCCAATTCTATGACAACCTTAGTACACAGGTAAAGCAGTTTAATACTGCTCAAACAAATGCTATGAGTCAATTTAATTCGGGTCAAAAGAATGCCACAAGCCAGTTTAATACGCAGATAAAAAACCAACGTGATCAATTTAACGCACAGAATGCTATGGTTATTGCACAGAGTAATGTACAATGGCGTAGAGCTATAGCTACAGGAGATACTGCCGCTATTAATAGGGCTAACGAACTTAACGCACAGAACCTAGTACAAATGTCACAGATGGCTTACCAAAATATCTGGCAACAGTATGGTGATTCTATGGAACGTGCGTGGAGATCTAGTGAAAGCGAACTAGACAGAATGACATCTATAGCCACAACTAAAATGCAGATTGAGGGCAATGCACAGATTGCAGAGGATCAGCGTAATGCAGATAGTGTTTCATCTATAGGTGGGTGGTTATTAGACTTTATATTTTAAGGAGAGAGACATGAGTAAGATGGCAAGAACAGCTATTAACAATCTTAACAAATCGGGGTTGCTTGAGGATGATGTGACAACACCTACAGTAAAAGGTTTCATGGGAAACAAGAAATCCGAGGCACAAGGAGATGATCCTACTAGTACAGTTGCTCACTTTGTAAAGCTAGTAAGAAAGCAACGCAAGGAGTTATCTAATGCCAACAGTTAATCCAGATTCAATAGAGAAATTTAATGCTCCTATTCCGGGGGAATCTTTAACTGCCGAGCCGGGAGGAAGACCTTGGCAAAAGCCACCTCAATTTTCTAAAGTTGAAGATGTTATGAACTACTACGTTGATAAGATGTCAGATCCTAAACTATCAGGTAATGCTGTATCTATTATGGAGAGTGGCGTACCTTTAACCATGCTCTCTGAAACCTTAATGACAGCAAATGTTATGGAGGGTGTACACACTATAGATGTGGGTATTCTTGTCATACCTTTTATTGTTGAAATGTTAGAATACTTAGCCGATGAAGCAGGAGTTAAGTACGAGTTAGGATTAGAGGAAGAAGAAGACAACAGTGTTGTTGATAGTTTGGCCGCCAAGAAAGCCTTTGAAAGATTTGAGCAAGAGACAGGAAGAGAAATTCCCGAAGGTGAAAGCTTGGAACAAGAGGATACAGGGGAAGCTGAAGAAGCACCTAGTCCTGAAGGATCAAAGGGATTAATGTCAAGAGGAGTAATGTAATGAGTTTAGCACTATCATTTTTAGGAGGCATGGCAAAGCGTGGCATGCAGAGAAACGATGAACGTAGAGAAATAGATAATAGGATAGAACTTGAAACAAAACTTACAGACATGAGACTGAAAGCACAAGCACGTAAAGAATCTGCGGCACGTAATGCGGCACGATCTAAGCAGAAAGAGGAATCTATTGCCATGTTTCAAGCCTTGGGTGGTGGTAGTATAGATCAAGCTACTCTTAACTATGTTACAGGACTACCTACAGAAATACAAAACTCGTTACTTGGAAAGATGCAAGGCCCTAATGCTGTAGATTTAGGAACACTTATTAAAACACAACAGATAACAGGTAAAGATGGTACAGAAACTCCAAGTATGTCACTTGATATGGAACAATTTAATAAGCAATATAGACAACAGCAAGATACTTTATCAGGAGAAATAGAATCTTTATTGCTGTCTAATAGCGAAGAAGATCATGCACGTGCTATGACTTTAATAAAAAGAAGTCATTTAATTAATCCACCTAAGAAGGGAACGGAGTTAAGTGAATCTGATTTACGTTCTCATAGAAATGGTTTTTTAAATCAATACAACATGACAGAAAACATCAATGGACAGATACAGTTAAAGATGATGGAGATGGATGGAACAAAAGAGTTTAATCATTTAAGAGATCTTTCTGCAGCTATGCAAGGAGAATCAAGTTACTATAATTCTGTTGATGCTTATGCAGGTCAGACAAATGTTCAGGGTTGGATAGAATCAGGAGAGCGTGTTATACAAGAGCATGTAGGTAGAGTTGTAAGTAAAGCTAGAGATGACAATAAGATTGTGCAAGTGCAACCTAATCAGTACATTGTTGCAGGTGATAATGATGCAACTCAAGCTAATATGCAACGAATAATGGCAGAAAACAATAAATCAGTTGTACAATTTATGGAACAAATAATGGTACAAGGACAAAGAGAATTAACTCCAAAAATAACAATAGTAATTGGCGATGTAGCCAATGGAGAACTTTATAAATACACAGGTATGTAATGTCAACACTAGTAACTTTAGAAGATATAACTAATGAAGTATTAGGTACACCACCTAATTCAAATATTAATCTCAATCTGAATGAAGATGAAGATGACCAAGAATCTCCACCTATTATAGACGCTAATAACTATACCCAAGAAGATATAGACCATTGGCAGAATGAAGAAAACGACAGAACTAATTTTAAAAAAAGTATACTTGCAGTATCCGAGAATGAAGATGATGCTACTAATATAGGTGAATTAGTTAAAAGCATGCAGGAGTCGGAAGAATACAGAGATACAGATGCTTCTGTGCTTATCGATATGGCAAGAGATGATTACTATGGTAGGAATAATAGCACCGCAGTAGCTGTTTTAAAGGACATGGGTGGTGGTCTACTAGAAACACCTCAAGCTATTTTTGGTGGTATAGAAGGGGCGATCAACCAAACTGCAGCATTTATGGGTGACGTTGGTAATTGGGTAGAAGATACGCTTGGTATTGGTAGACTTGTATGGGATAATGAAAACAGTTGGATGCCCTCTTATTGGAGTCGTGAAGATGTCAAGCAAGGATTTGCTGATGGCAAGTTAACTGTACAGGATTCTATTACAGGTGGCGTTAAGAACATTGATATTATAAGTGACGAGTACGACACAATAACAGGATCGATAGCTTCAGGCATTACACAGTTTGCTGCAGGTATGATTGGTGCAGGTAAGTTTACGATGCTAAAGAGTGGAGCAAAAGGATTAAAAGGCTTTCGTAATACAATGATTAACGCAGGTATTGCTGATGCTGTTGTGTTTGATCCTGATGAAGAAAACCTAGCCGCCATGTTAAAAGAGTTTGGATGGGCAGAAGGTGCTGTTGCTGATTACCTTTCGACTGACATGACTGAAGGAGAAGATAACAGATTTAAAAATAGACTACGCAACATGGCAGAGGGTGCTATCCTTGGTGGACCTATCGAACTGCTATTCCGAGGTGTTAAGAAAGTAAAGCTAGGTCGTGTTGGCAGGACAGAGCTAAATGAGAATGGTAAGGTTAGCGATGAAACAGTAGGTAAGATTGCTGATCAGGAAATTGCTATTGCTAATGCTCTTGATGGTCAGAAGGGTAAGAAACCTAAAGGACCTAAGTTGTCCGACAAGAAGAACTTGATAGGTGGTCAGCGACAGATTGACTTAGATAACATTAAGTATAATACTGAAGCTGAAGCAAAGAAAGCAGAGACTAGTCAGAAAGCTAAAGCTACTAAAAACAAAAACCAAAAGATAACACTCGTAAAAGAATTTGAAAAAGATCTTCAAGTACCCAAGGTTAAAAAGACTATTAAGAATGACAAGGGCGAGATTGAAAACTTTGAGTTTGTTACAGATAAGAATGGAAAGGTAGTCTATGAATCAGCCGAAGGAAGAATTGTAAAGAAAAGAAAGAACAAAGACACAGGCAAGATGGAAGAGTACGTAGACATGCAAGCGTACAGAGCATTAGGGCTACGAGTTCTAAGAAATCCTGAAAGACTTTCGCAACACACCGAAGCTGTTGCAGGGTTAAAGGCTGATGAAATTAAAGCAGGTACAATAAAAGAAGGAGAAGATCTTCCTATAGATAAGCTTGGCTTAACTGCTGATGATACTATTAACCCACTATTAAACTTAGATGCATTGGATAAGATGACAGGTATAGCTGCCGACTTTAACAGATTGTCAATGGAGAAAGGCAGTAAGTTTAAGTGGGATAAAAAGAAGAAGAGTATAGATAACTTATTCGATATGGCGGTGACGCAGGAGATGGACCCGAAACAACTACTTGATATCCTAAATAAAAACGGCATGTCATATAACCAGTTTATCTTAGCAACGGTTGGATCGTTCTCTCAATTTGGTAGAGGTCTGCAGAAAGCAGCACAGATTGGTAAGTATGGTAAAGGATTAAAGAGCCTTGTAGGGGAGAACAAGCACAAAGATATGATGGAGAAGCAGAGTGCTATGGCAAAGTACTGGCTACGTATAGAGAACATACGTAGAGGTGCTATGGTTTCTTCTATAGCTACTGCGTCACGTAACCTTACATCTGCAATGATACGTATGCCTATGGAAGGATTGGGTAACGTCATGGATCAGGCTATCTTTGATCTGCAGAAAGGTGGGGTCAGCAAGGCGGCATCTAATCTATTCTCAGGAGAGAATTGGAAGAACTCTTTTAAAAGTATGAGCTACTTAACGGCTAGAGATTTAAAAGGTTTGGATGATTGGTTCTTCAAATATGGTAAGGACATGGAGAAATGGAACGATAAGATGTATGGTCAGATGAACGAGATTCGTAGGATCACAGGCAAGCAGGAAGGTGAGAGCATAGGCACAGGCGAGAGAGTACTACAAGGAATGGAGAAGGTTGTTGACTTAGTGAACACACCTAACAGAATGCAAGAGTTTCTTATTAGAAGATCTGTATTCTTTGGTGAGATGCAACGCCTAATGAAACGTGAGTGGGATCAAGACTTCATGGACTTACTTGATAAAGGTAAGATCAAATCCATTATGAACAACGACACATCTCTACGTACAGGCACAGACAGTAAGACATTTGAACAGCTAATGGAGTCAGCTACTACTAAGGCTCTTGATGTTACCTACGCAAAGCAAGCCAACACTCCGATGTTTAGAGAAGCTACTACCTTTATTACAAAGTATGGTGGTACTTTGATTATGCCTTTCCCTCGCTTTATGTTCAACGCACTAGAATTAATGGGCAACTATGCAGGTGGGGCATCTATGCCACTGACTAGAAAGATAGGTAATGTTATTAGTGGGGATAAAGATGCACTTAAATCTGCCCTAACAGACATGGATCGACAAAGGATCTCTCGTAATCTCGTAGGTGTATCAGCTGCAATGGCCGCATACATGTACCGAATGACTGCCGAAAGTGAGGACTATAAAGTTATAGATGCTGACATGATTGCAGAGGGTGCAGGTGTAGATGTTACTCCGCAGTTTCCAATGCGACAATACCTGTGGGTAGGCGAAGCAATGAAGCGACTAGGCGAAGGTACATTTGGAGATTGGTTTGATCTGAAAGATGTTGCTGAAACCTTTGGCGGTACAAACGTACGTGCAGGTACAGGACAGGTTATACTAGAAGACATAGCATCATACGTTGGAGATGCTAACTTTACTGATGATCTTGTAGCTAGTGAGCGTATGGGGAAAAGTTTAGGTAATCTTATTGGTAACTACCTGTCATCGTGGGCAATACCAATAGCACAGGTTGCTGACTTTGAACGTGCTGTAGGAATACGACAGTCAGTTATGAAAGAGTATGCAGGTCAGGGTGATGAAATGCCTGTTGGTGGTTGGGAAACATTTAAAGAACAAGCAACACTACCACTAGAGAGAAGAGGTGTGTTTAATCTTCTATCCCCATCAGAGGAAGAAGACTTACCTGACAAGCAGTATCTATACCAAGAAGGTGATACGAAGGATCGTAAAGCTCCTGCGTTACGTGCCTTGTTTGGTTTAAATGTTGTGGAAAGAAATAGCGAAGTTGGAGAATGGCTACATGAACTCGGCATCAAAGAGTGGAAAGTCCAAAGTAAATCAGGCATACCTTCTGTACGAAACATAGAGAATAAGATCATGCGTGATATGCTACCTCAACTCAAAGAGGAAGCATCTATAGTAAGGGAAATGTTTGAAAGAGAATACGATGGAGATGCGGAAGACCAAGCTTCATTTATGCGTAACGAAGAAATAGATTACGTGAGGTCTAGGTTGTCAGAGTTTAGAACACAAGCAAAAGAAGAGGGAACACTTCTACAAGATGCCCCTCTACTGTTGCAAGAGTTTGCTGCATTTAAGAAACTTAATTCTAGGCAACGTAAACGTGCTTTACTGTGGTTCAAGTCAGAGGAAGATAGAATGCCTGACTATACTAATGCAGAAGACTTAATGATATTAAACGCATGGGCTGATATGAAGCCCTAACGCTTGTCTCCACTACCTTTTAATGTACCTTTAAGCTTTCGTCTTTCAAGCTTCTCAATGTTTTGAGCAGCGACAGTACCCAATGATACGTTTAGATCATCGGCTAGTACTGCACAGTACCATAGAACATCCCCTATTTCAGAAGCAAGCTGTTGTTTCCAATCATTAGGCATGTTATGTACCCCATCCCTTATAATCTTTTTAACTTTATTGGCAACCTCACCTGCTTCTCCTGCTAGTCCTAGTGCAGGGTACATTATCTTATGCTCTTTGGGATAGATAGCTGTAGCTTTTGCGTTGTTTTGGTAATCATCTATCTGCATGCTACTATACTTCCGCTTGAGCCAACTGTCGGCTTCTTTCTCTAGATTCATATTTAAGTACCTTCTTTAGTCTATCGAAATAGGCTCTGTTAAAACCCCTATTCCATTCACGATGTTGCATCGTGTCCTGATGGAAGGGGTTGGCTAACCTTCCCTTGAGGAAGTCATCTACTCCCTTTCTGAATTGTATTACTAAAGGGGCATCATACTTACCCAAGTTTCTCTTTTGTCTATTACCCATGTTACGCTCCTATATCTACAAGTTCACAAGAATCCCCACTACAAGCAAGTGATTGACTACCTGCAGTAGTATCCTCTATTTCATTTAGAGATGCCCAATCTATTTTGGTAGGCATCTTATCTAGCATATCATTATAATCTTTCTTTGAACACTCCTGATAGGGTGCTTGTTGATACACATGGTCGGAGTGTGGCAGGAATGATACACCCGACATTTCATGGAAGTATTTAAATACAAAAGCACCAACCTCAAGCCACTCACCTTCACGTACTGTTACTGTGATAGAGGGCTTGTGTTCGCACCAATGCTCTTGGTAGATTCTCCACATCTCTAGCTGTTCTATTGCACTCAACTGATCCCTAGTCACAGAACCTTCAGGTGATTTGACAGGGAAGCTAAACACGGTCACTTCACTGGGCTTGTTAACTTCAGGCTCACTAGGTACACCCTGATCTATCATAAACTTTGTGAGTGGATCTTTGTTGTCACCACGTACTGTCCTAATGTAGTACTCACTGTGCCTAGCATGGATGCCACTCGCACTGTCACATAGCTGTGATACAGTTCCGCTTGGTTTAACGCAAGTTATTGCAGTAGACTGGGGGATGTTAAGTAAGTCGGCATACTTCTTGTTAGTCTCTATCGCTACCTTCTTTAGTTCCTCTAATCTCTCACGCAGTAACATCTCTTTTCCATTAGTCAATGAGTTATCCATGATACCTGTTAGACTAACGCCAAGAAGTCTTTCTTCTTCAGTGTTGTTTTGCCATACCTTACGTAGATAAGGAAAGTTGGTGAGCCTAGACTGAAGCGTTCCTAAGATAGTAGCTATGGCTACCTTCTTCTTTAGCTCTTTTCTTGTGTCCGATTGTCTTACTACAACTTCAGTAAGATTACAGAACTGGTATGGTCGTAGGATAATCTCACTGCATGGGTTAGTACCAAAGTCATAGTCAGGATCTCTTCTACCATTCTTCTTAGCTTGGTACTGTGCAGATATCCTATTGAAGATACCTCTCTCGCCTGACTTAGATTCTACTAGTGAAGTCCACTCTCGTAAGAAAGTTTCGGAGTCGGGCTTATCTGTGTACACGACAGAGTTATTAGAGAGTGCCATGTGTGGTGCAGTCTCCCACCACTGTCCTGTCTTAGCATGACGCATACGTATGTCAGACAAGTTGGACAGGCTTATCATAGCTGAACGCCTTACGCCGCCCACTACTACGATTTCACCTATCTTACACATAATACTATGACACTCGTAGCTTGTAAGTTTTCTGCCTACAGCACCTTTAAACATGTTGATAGTAAACTTAAACAGATCTTCAAGGGGTGCAGGACCTGATGCCCTACCACCAAAGATCTTTAGCCTAGCACCTGCAGGTCTAACTTTGCTGACATCGTACGTGGGTATCTCTCCTGCATACAGTAGGGCTAGTAGCATACGAAAAGACTTTGCCCACCCTTCTTTGCTATCGCTTACTGATATACAGGTGTCGCTATTAAATAGCTGATCAGGTACTTCAGGTAGCTTGTTGATGTAATTACGTTCAACGCTAAAGCCTACGCCTGTACCACACAGTAAGATGTACATAGCTTCATCAAAAGATTTCACATCATCAACAGGCAGATAACTACAGTTGTATCCTGCAGTGTTGTCACGATCAAGTGCTTTACCTGCAGTCATCAATGCTCTCATGGATGGCATAACTTCTAGGTTATGTATAGCATTCCATATCTTTTTCTTAGTTCTCTGGTGCATGATGTTGTCAACATTGGCTCTAGACCAGATGAAGTCCACGTATCGTGTTACTGTTTCTTCCCAAGTTTCTCTTCTCCCCTCGTCTTCTTTCCATCTTGCATAGCGAGAGGTAGCTATGAAGTTTTGATAGTCTGTTGGTAATCCCATGTTAATCTCCTACTAATATTTTAATCTGGTTTAAATGTAAGCCATCTATATCATATATAAATGACTCAAACTGATCTTGCACATCGTCTTGTAGCTGTTCATCTACAGGAGTTGGATACTCTTCCGTATCCACTTCCAATGTAATATAGATTTTAGTTTTTCTTATTGCCATTGTCAACAGTCTCCATCAGTAGTTCTAGATACCAATTGGCTTTCTTTAAATCTTCTATGCCATTCTTGTATCGGTATCTCCATAGGTACTTCATAATGTTACCTTGCAAGTAGTACTCAAACCCCTCTCCACAGGCTGCTCGTAATGCATCAATACACTCTACACCATACTGATTATAGTGTGGTGGATGATTAACCATGTCTGCCTTGGCAGGATCGTATGCTCCATTAAAATCTGTATCACTCATGTTATGCACTCCCATCTATTTTATCAGGAAATATTAACTCAATAACATTGCCCTTGGTTTTTGTTTTAGGTTTAGTCTTTTCTACTGTCATCTTTTTCTCGTCTTCAATAAACAATTCCAAGGCTTCTCTAAAGCTTGGGTCTTCTGACATCAAAGGAACAGATGCACAGATTAGATTAGTGAACTCCATCATATAGTAAAAGTCATGGTCTGACAAGGGGTTTTCATCAGATGTTATAATACCTAACGTAACGTCACCTGTCCATTTATTATTTGTGTCTCTATGTGGATGTATCCTAATCACAAAGTCTTCTTCCTCTATGTCTAGTGGTATTTGTTTTGCCATTATTTCCTCACAATCTTTTTGCGAGTGAAGGTTATAAATTTAGGATGAACAACCTTACCCTTTTCTTTTAACCAAGATTCAGGTATAACTCGGTTGTCATACTGAAACCCATAGCGATCACACCATTGAGCATATGTAGACTTAGCACCCTTACGTAACCTACGTCTGCTATTCTCAAAGATAAAACGTATGTCTAGCTTGGGATGTTGCTTCTTGATTGCAAGATGCTTACGTCTATCCATTGCTGTGAACATACCCTTAGTCTCTACGATAATACCATTCGTAAGAATAAAGTCAGGAGTGTAAGTCCTGTATGCTAAGTCTTCCCATTCAATTTTAACGGCTTCATATTGGTACTTGATTTTAAGTTGGGTTAGGTAGGTTGCAAGCTTTTGCTCCAACCCTGACCTATACCCATACTTACGTGCCGCTTTGAACTGCTTACTATCCATTATACATAAGCCACAATCTTAGGATCTTTTGCCTTAGACATTTTCTGTGGTAGTTCTTGTAGTGTTGGATGGCAAGACCTACGATAGGAACAAAACCTACACGTGATTGGTAGGATCTTATTCCCAGTAGGCTTTCCCCTAAAGGTTTCTTCAACAGGTTCGTAGCATCTCTCAAAGGTATCACTACTAGCTTTCTTCATGTTAGCTTTAAACTTAGTGACCTCTTGCTCTACGTTTATCTGTGAAGGTACGTATTTAATATCACCATTGGCTTTATTAACTACCCACCAACCACCTGCTTTCTTTCCTGAAGCACTAGCATACCCTGCTAGTTGACTAACATATCCGAAAGCATCACCATTTTTTAGGGTATCAAACGAATCAAACTTGTTTCTATATGACCAATCTGATGCCGACTTAACGTCATCGACTGCACCATCAATAACAAGATCATACTCTCCAGTAACAACACGTTGTGGTGAGTCTTCTCCCATGTCCAGTGTAACACGTTTAGGATCTTCATACTTAACTCCTGCTTCCTTTAGGATGCCTTTGAATACAGCTTCAACTATATCACCCAACATCATGTTCATTATAAATGTAGTCGGTTTAGGCAACGCTTCCTGTGGTCTGTTCTTTTCAAACCACAGTTGGCATGAGGGTCTGCCTACATTAGACATTCTGTAGGCAAACTCCCCACGCTTGTTGCCCCCACCGAACTGCTTAACAACAGCTTCTCTAACATCCTTACAGATCTGATTGACTGTACTAGTAGAGATCTCTGTCTCTCCCTTAGATGCCTTGTCGAGATACTGGTGTACTACCATTTCCGCAGGGTGTTTCATTAGGATACCACTTCGTCTGTATCTATCTCAATGAAGTCATCAAGAACACTCTCATCTACTTGCTCATTCTTGTGTACGTTTTCATCCCACTGTGACAGGATATAGTCGTTGTAGTTTTGAATCCACAACACAAGATTAGCAAACATAGCCTGATCATCATCACCAACTTCGATAGTACTAGTTAGGTCAAGTGTCGGACTAGGTAAGAAGAACGTATTACCATTCGCTAACGAGTTTGCTTCAGTAGACAAAGTGATCTCATGTTGTACAGGCAATCTCTTAGCACGTGCTAAGTCGCTGAAACATTTGCCTATACTCTTGAACGCATCTCTATTCTCTACTTCCCATATGAAAGGAGTAGGATCTAGGGATACACTAGCACCTGTTGCATCAACAGGATCTACCATAGTGACGTTTCCGAACACAACCCGAACACGCTTACAGGATCTAATCAAGTCCTGTTGTGCTTGTGGTAGTGCTTTGAAATCCTTAACCCAACCTGAAGGTTTACCACAGTTGAATCCACCATCACTATCCTTGAGGTCTATGTTAAGATTGTCAGCCATGATGGTCTTGATAAACCTATTCTTGGTTGTACCCTTACCCATGATAAATCTTTTGAACATGAACCTCTGCATAAAAGGTCTTACCTTTACGCTCTTTGAAAAGTAAGTAGGTCCGTCAGGTATCTCAAGCTTATACATACCACCTTCGACAACCTCTACGTTGACCTGCTTACCTTTTACTTCAGCCGTACCCATGATAGGTACATGGCTAATCCTTAAACGAGCAAGCGTACTAGCTTTCTCTTTTGTACTTTCGGATCTCTCGTTACCAATGCCCATAGCTTTCGCCATTGCATCGTAGTTATTAACATTAATTGTGACTAAATCTGTCATGCTTATCTCCTTTTAAAATGATTGAATCTTAGTTATATCATGCCACATCTTTAGTGTCAAGCCAGTTATTACCTATTTTTGATTCCAGTAATAGCGGTACATTAAACTCTAGATTCCATCGGGTTTCAATTAAATTATTTAACTCTTTATTAGTACTACTTATTATGTCGAGAACCTTTCCCTTCTCATTAGGATGAACATCAATGACGATAGAATCGTGTACAGTATTTACAATACAACTCTCCATAT